GTAGTTACAGGCTAATACTTTAAACTAGAGGTAATTATCCTGTGATAAATTCTTTTCTTAAAGCTCTTGCAACCGGTGACAATGTTCGTGATTTTAAACACGCTTCGCGAACATTTGTCGACGGTAATTATCGATTAGCACCAAAACATAAATTTTTATTTCATGTTGTATTTCAACTAAATGCTAGTTCTGGATTTAGATTCAGCGGTAGTGAAAACTTAGAAGCAAGTTTTCTAGTTAAAAATGTTGATTTACCTAAATATAGTTTTGATGTAGTCGAACATAATCAATATAATAGAAAAAGATATCATCACAATAGAATAAATTACAATCCAGTAACTATCACATTTCATGACGACAGTAGTGACGTAATAAGAAATTTATGGTACGCCTACTATGCCTATTATAATAATGATCCCCAATATGAATCAGGCGGAACATACAGTTATAAAGATACATATTCCCCTATGTTATCTAGAGCACAAAATTGGGGGTTAGATAGAAACTCTGAACCTTTTTTTAGTGCAATAAAAATTTATAGTTTATACCAAAAAAAATATACCGAATATTGGTTAGTAAATCCTATCATTGAAACATTTGACCATGACAGTCATGACTATGCAGATGCTACAGGATTGTTAGAACACAGAATGCAAGTTAGATTTGAAACAGTTAAGTATAAATCAGGACTTATTGCCGGTGACGGTCCAGCAGGATTTGGTGAAATGCATTATGATAAAGCGGCAAGTCCACTTACACCACAAGGCGGAGGAACAACTAGTATATTAGGCCCAGGCGGTTTAGTAGATGCAGTAGGAAGTATAGGTGCTGACCTAGCCGGTGGTAATATTGCAGGTGCAGTAGTAACAGGTTTACGCGGAGCAAGTAATTTAAAAGGTGCTAACTTAAAAGGTATGTTAAAAGAAGAATTAACAGGTGCGGCTCTTAATGCATTAAGAGGACAAAATCCTGTAGGTGATTTTAGTTTTCCAAATAGCAAATCATCACCTGGTAATCCATTACCTAATGTGCCTAAAGTAAATGCAGTATCTCGAAGTGTACCGTCAAGCGGTTCTCAATCTGTAACTAGTAATGGTTCTGGAATACAAATTGCGGCTTTATCAGATAAATTACAAAGTTTTGCTGGAGGTTCAGGATCTGCTATTCAAAGTTTAGCAAGTGGGTTTCCAGGTATGGTAGGAGAATTAGGAACTAAAGTTCCATCATCATTACAAAGTATATTCGGTCCAGGTTTAAGTAATATAAGCACACACGTTAATAGTGCAGAGTTTCAAACTAAATTTAATGCTGATTTGGCTACAGCACAAACTGAATTAAATAAAAACTTACCAACTGCTATTGCAGAAATGAATAAAGGTATTGCAGGCATTCCAAATCAAATTGATAAAGCAATGAATAGTATTGGAAGTGAATTAACAACTAATCCATTTCCAAATAATACTACACCACCTAGTCTAAGTAGCATTAAAAAAGGAATAATAACATAACATGGCAACTAATTTACCACCTAAAGAAACTAATAACGAAACTAAAGAGTTTTTTGATGTATATAATACACCGAGAGCAGAAACTGTAATCTCTTCTACGGATCATGATGCAGTTAAAGGTTTCTTTATGAGAAAAACAAATGACAATGAAGAAGTGTCAAATGGTTTAACAGATACAATTATGCAGATTGCTAGTTTACATGGTGCAAAGCCTATGGAATTAATTGATGAATTTAATGAATATGCAGTTACAGATATACAACAAGCATTAGTTTCATTATTAAATCAGCAAAGAGCAAATACAAGCATACTTGGATTCAATAGAAATAAAAAACCAAGTGCATATACGGCTCGCAACATTTTAGTATAATGATATTATGGCAAAATACGCTCGAGGAAAATACGTTATAAAAAATCCTAGCAAGTATGGAGGAAATAAAAGTCCAACATACAGAAGTAGTTGGGAATGGGCCTTTATGCAATTTTGTGATAATCATCCCGGTGTAGTGCAATGGTCTAGTGAAGCAGTAAAAATTCCTTATAAAAATCCATTAACAAATAGAAATACAATTTATGTTCCTGATTTTTTAGTTGTTTATTCAGATAAAAAAGGTAATAGACACGCAGAGGTTATAGAAGTAAAACCCAAAAAAGAAACAGATATAAAAAGTGCAGGCAGAAATCCTATTACACAGGCTAAAGTTATAAACAATTTAGCAAAATGGGAGGCGGCACGAGCATGGTGTAAACAAAATAATTTGCAATTTAGAATTGTTACTGAAGAAGATATATTTCACCGTCCGCAAAAAAGATAAATAATTATAGTAGCATATAATTTAATGGAAGAAAAATGACTAAAAAACTTGAAGATTTATTAGATATGGCACCGGCTAAAGAAGTAACCGAGGAAAAAGAGCAATCCACTGAAGTTATCCCAGAACCAGAAAAGCCAAAACATACTCCAGAAGATATACAAAGAGCAATAGCCAAAGCGGACAAAATTGACGAAGCATTGCCAATGGTTAAAAATTTAGAATTAAATGATGCTGAAATGGATGATATTGCTCAAACGGCAAAAGATACATTCCAAGACTTAATGGATTTAGGCATGAATGTTGAAGCCAGATATGCAGGAGAGATATTTAATACTGCGGCACGTTTATTAGATACGGCTTTAAATGCCAAAGGCGGAAAAGTTGACCGCAAATTAAAAATGATTCAACTACAATTACAAAAAGCACGTTTAGATCAAGTACAAGCAAGGCATGATAAAGAATCAGGTGTACAAGAAGACGGTGATGCAGTGGTTTTAGACCGTAATGCATTATTAGAAAAACTGCTTTCAAAGGATAAATAATATATTATAATTGGAAGGTGCAATTTTTATGAAAACATTTAAACAATATTTAATGGAAAATGCGAAGGAATATAAATTTCGTATCAAATATGCTGGCACCTTAACAGATGCTCAGATGAACAGAGTTGAAATGGCGGTTGGAAAATACAATTTAAAAGATATTTCAAAGCCAAAAGTAACTCCTATTCAAGAGCACCCAATGGATTTTCAAACATTAAAGAATTCAGAAGTTAGTATACTTGACGTAACTGTAACTTATCCTACTACTGTTGATATGTTAAGAAATGAATTAACAGAATATGCTGGCATTCATGGATCACATTTAATTGTGATTAATCCTAACAATCCACAAGAAGTTGCTAGAGAGAAAAATTTAGAAGAACAAGACAAAGACTATGAAACTAAATTAACTGATGCAGAATACAAAGATGCAGAAGAGTATGAAGTAGAGTTTGGCGACAAGTATAACGAAAACTTATTAAAAGATTTAGCAAAAAATAAAGAAACACCTGAAGTTTCTTTAGCAAAAGCCTACCAAGAAGAAGTAGCAAAAGAAACTAAAAAGAAAAAGTAAGGTGACTGTAATGAGAGATATCTTAGACGCATTAGAAAGTATTCATACAAATAAGAAAAAGCCTATGGATATTAAAAAAGAATTGAATAAAAAGCCTGCGGTTATGAAAGCATTATCTCTCGAAGATACTGAAGAATTAGAAGAAGGTGTAAATGATGTAGATAAAATTCTTCAACTTACAAATGAACTTTACAATGAACTAGTTGATTTCCAAAATGAAGAAACTGATGAGAACGTAGAAGATCTTATTGGACACCTAGCAGAATTTAAGGCTAAACTTGAAGGTGATACAGGATCATTTTCAGAAGATAAATTTGATGGCTATAAGATTCATCGTTTAGCAGAGTTACAAAAGAAAGTTGATGACGTTGCTAAAGACATTAGATTATTAGGCAAAACAGATGCTATTCCAAGTGCCACTGGTGCTGGCGATTTAACAGATCAAATTACTACAATGAATAAAGCAGTAACAATGCTACAAGACGTAATTGAAAGAGCAAACAGTATTGTACCTGACCCATTAAAAAATTATGATGGTACTCCAAAAACTGAAGAAACAGTTGAAGAAGATTGTTCTTGTGAAACAGAATTAACAACAAACAGCGAGGAACAAAAAATGGAAACAAACCAAAAAGACACAGTTGAAGTTGCTGTAGAAGATTTGGCGAGAGTATTAGAACTCGCTGGATTAGGCAAAGAAATGTTAAAAGCAGAAGCAGAACAACAGGCAGAAGCAGAACAACAGGCAGAAGCAGAACAACAGGCAGAAGTAGAAGCAACTACAGAGGCACCTAACGAAGTTGAACTTGACGAGTATAGTAACTCTCCAGACGAAGATTACTTCGATGCAGACACACAACTAAACAAATTGTCAGGCGGACTAAACGGTCCTAAAAAACAACTTAAAAAAGAATATCCAGGCGATAATCCGTTAGCAGTTGACCTAGAAACAAAACTAGCAAAAATGTTATCTGATATGTAATGGCTGACAAGGCATTTGAAAAGCAATTAGAAGAATTAAAAAAACTAGCAGGGGTTGGTTCTTACGGGCTAACCCCTTATTCACCTACACAGGAAAATTTTGGTGCAGTTGCAACTAAACTAGCCAAAGTTCAAAAAGATAGAAAAATAAAACCAGGCACAGAGGCTTGGTTCAGACTTTGGTTTAGTAAGCCTTACTTAACAGGTGAAAAACCTTACGACGATTGATTGAATTTATAGTCTTCCGTAACACCAATATATTCTAACCATTTTGGATGTTTTATTGTAAAAGGCATCTTACGTCTAAGACTAGAAAGATTGTAGTAGTCGGGCTTGTACGGGCGAGTAATAGGCTTTATATTAGTCTTATTACCCTTTTTAACATTACAAGTTGTACAAGCAGTTGTACAATTTTCCCAATTTGTTTTACCGCCTTTACTAATAGGAAGTATATGATCTATTGTTAGTTCTTTAGGACTAAATGTATCAGCACAATATTGACATTGATACATATCACGCAAATACATATTTGTCCTTGTAAATCTAATATTTTTCTTTAATGGAAAATAGTCATTAAGAGCAACAACGGCAGGCACATTAAATTCCATACTTGGACTATGTACAAGCCACTCATCATACTCTTCAACTACTTTAACTCTGTTTAAGTAATACAATTTAATAGCAGATTGCCAAGAAATTACACTTAAAGGCAGTAAACTTAAAGGTTGATAGTTACCATTTAGAACCAAACAGTCAGACATCACTATTATTTAACCGATAAATACAATTATATATACACATATAATATAGCATAAGAGAAAACAATGAGCAAGAGTTTAGACGGCGTTTTAGTAAAGAAACCACACCAAAAGGTTCGTTGGACAGAAGAACAATTAATAGACTTTAAAGAATGTGCAGATCCTAACACAGGACCTCATCATTTTATGTCTAAATTTTTTCATATCCAACACCCGGTTGAAGGTAAGATGTTATATAAGCCATACGATTATCAAAAAACATTAGTTGAAAGTTATCATACTTATAGATTTAGTATTAATCTATTAAGTAGACAAATGGGTAAAACAACGACTGCGGCTGGTTACTTATTGTGGTATGCTATGTTTGTTCCTGACAGTACAATATTAATTGCGGCACACAAATACAGTGGTGCCCAAGAAATTATGCAAAAAATTAGATATGCATATGAACTTATGCCTGATCATATTAGAGCAGGTGTTACAAGTTACAATAAAGGTAGTATTGAATTTGAAAACGGAAGTAGAATAGTAGCACAAGCAACTACAGAAAACACAGGAAGAGGTATGAGTATTACATTACTATACTGTGACGAGTTTGCATTCGTGAGACCTACTATAGCAAAAGAATTTTGGACTAGTATTTCACCAACACTAGCAACAGGTGGTAAAGCAATTATTACAAGTACACCAAACAGTGACGAAGACCAATTCTGGTTACTATGGACTGAAGCAAATAAAACCATAGACGATTACGGCAATCCATTAAAAGGTGGACTAGGACAAAATGGCTTTCACGGATTTAAAGCATTGTGGCAAGAACATCCTGATAGAGATGATGCATGGGCAGAAGAAGAATTAGGACGTATCGGAGAAGAACGTTTTAAACGTGAAATGGATTGTGAACCAATTATATTTGACGAAACATTAATTAATGCAATACGTTTGGCGGAGATGCAACCTAAAGAGCCTATTGATAGACAAGGACAAGTACGTTGGTTTAAAAAACCCAAAAAAGGAAACATATACTTAATAAGTTTAGATCCTAGTTTAGGTACAGGCGGAGATAACGCGGCTATACAAGTTATTGAAATGCCAACACTAGAACAAGTTGCAGAGTTTATGCACAACAAAACTCCTATTGCGGCACAAATAAGAATAATGAAAGAAATTGGGGAATATATTGTACAATGTATTCAAGAACCAAATAACATTTATTATAGTGTAGAGAATAATACATTAGGCGAAGCGGCGCTTGTAACTATTCAAGATATAGG